GGTGGGCTGGATCTCGGGTATTGATTGATCAGGGGCGATAGGCACCTCTGGCAATGTCTGATCAACAGCAGGATTCTCAACCTCTGGCAACGTCTGATCAACAGCAGGATTCTCAACCTCAGGCAACGTCTGATCGACTGGGGGCACAACAGCCGGGAGGGTATCAACAGGAACCACGGGATCGACTGCCGGCTGCGTTGTAGCAGGGGCCGGTACCTCTGGCATTACCTCAGCTCCTCCAGCATCTACAAATTTCAGGTTTGTTGCTTTGAACTGGCCGTTCTCATTAATAAGTTGCACGTCGCCACCCTCGGGCATACGTACTGCGCATATATCCCTGAAATTCAGGAAATCCTTAAACTGTGCTGATATTCCTTTGCCTTGCTTTTTCAGCTGTTCCCATTTCTCATGTAGGAAGTGGCTGCTACCGGCGTTGCTCATCGGGAATATGAAATCTGACTTCATTATGCCCATTAAAAAAGCCCCTGGTTAGGGGCTTTGAATTTACGTGTGCTTTTTACAGCTCAGCGCCAAACATGGCCGTTGGCTGGCCACTCATCGAGAAATTAAGCTCAGCTGTAGTGGCATCATCGGGGTTAACCGTGATACTCATGCTTGTGATTGAAATGGGGAACTGCACATAGCTGCTAGCCATATCATCTACAGCCGTTCCAGTGGCATCAGCCACATGGTTCACATACATCTTCACCTCAGCCCCAGATTGGGATTTGAGCAAAGTGTTGGCCATGATCCGATTCGCAACCGATTCCTGTTCTTGGGTGAACTGAATTGTCAGCGAACCTGATCCACTGGCATAACCGGATTGAGTTGATTTGAACTGGGCATACTTGTTGCCACCACCACTAAATCCACAAGGGAGAGTAGTGGTATCAAGCTCTTCGCGTGTGATCTCCAGATTGAAACTTTTCACCTGGCAGGCAGTCAGGTAATCAGCGAAATCAATCTTGATGTGATTGGCATTACCAGCGGTATCAGCACCAGCCACGCCACCATCACCCTTTAACACGATTGGGGTGCCACCATCGATAGCACTAACCGAAATGGTTGTGTTCGTGCGGGCCACAATGAAATAGGTAGTACCAGCGGCCAACGCTGTATCGAGAGCGCCAGTGCCCTCCTCGATAAACACCACAGCATCGCCCAGGCGGTAATCGTTAGAACCTGGGATGGTGATTGCTGTACCGATTGGGAAATCGGAGAAATCCTGTAAACAGAATTGAGTGCCGGCAGGCTGGAAATAAATCGCGCCCTCTTGGCCTGTTAAAACCTGTGTTGAACATGCGATAGGCATTTTTCTAATGGGGGAGAAACAACAGTGGGGGCGCTGTTGGTTCGGGGGCAAACCATTCCTAAAAAGTTTAAACGGCTATTGCTGTGAAAGAACAGGCCACGTTATTGCAATGATGCGGCCTTTTATCTGGTGCAATCGTCTTAGGCCCCTCTAAGGCGGAGGTCCTGCAGCGGTGAGGGTTTACCGCTAAGGCTTGGTTTAGGTTCAACCAACTGGCTAATACCTCAGCTGCAATGGCTTCGCCTTTACCGCTGCCTTCTGCTTTTGGTGTATAGATGTTTACAGCCAAACTGCCTTTTATCGCACCGATATTGCAACCTAAAGATTGAATTGCAACCTCGTTAAAATTTAATGCGATCGTCGCATAGGTTTCAGTTGGACTGCCGGGGGTTTCTTGCACATTATCAAAGAAGATACTTGCATTATTTACATTTGCTTGCACTAATGCTGCATGGGTGAGCTTTTCCATTTCAGCCCGTATTAATTGATAGCTCATAGGTCGTATTCCCTCGCGATGACACGTTCAGCGGCGGCCTGTATCTTTGGAATCCTTGCATCGCGGAAGTCTTTAAACCACGTTTTCGGCTGTGACACAACTCGACCTTCGATCGCTACTGATTGTGCATATTCTAATGAATTAGTAAGATAATAAGTCTTATTAGAATCTACCTTTAAACCAGTTGCATCTACCTGCGGGGCATCAGCGCCTTCAGGTGCTACAGCGTCAGATCTATTGCCTTCACTGGCAAACCAACTAGAACGGAATCGGCCAGTATCGTACGGACTGATCCTGGTGCTGCCCAATTCTGATTGCACTGTGATTATGATTTCAGCTTGCAGGGCATCAGCTGCTTTCTTTAAATGACGCCTTAAATCTTCTGGCTTTTTAAATGTTGTCATGTTTGAACCGTTAATTTATAAGCATAGTTTGTATTACCAGAACCTAATAGTGGATCGATTGATACTATGCGCCAAATCCTATCTTTATATTCAACTACATCAGCAGTATTAGGTGCTGTAGGTAAAGTATTAGAATCAAACCATAGTGTCGCGGTATGGGTCTCATTAGTACCGCCCTCCTCTGAAATGCTTACACTTTCGACAGCAGCGCCACATTTAATCCGCAATTGTGCTGCTTCTACTTGGCCGGTTTCAGGATTATAGGTTTGGCTTTCTTGGCGTATAAACGTGATCTCAGTTTCCCTGAATAGGTTCACCAGCTCTAATGCCAAGGGCTTTGCCCAGGCATCTTGAGGTGCGCTCAAGATCTAACCCTCGCAAGAATGCGACTTGTGCCTGATTTGAGCTTGCTTTGATCTGCCCAACAGCCAAGCAAATCCACTAACCAAGGAAAAGTCCTCAATACAAGCGGAGCATTACCGCCCAACACAGTTGCTGTTTCAGTTGGGGCATAGAACGATTGAGATAGGGAGCCAAGTGTTTGGCTTTGGATCGCGCCCTTGCTTGATTGATCAGAACCACCCATCCCGATTAATGCGCCTGGGTTAGTACCTAACTGCAGCGCTAATTCAGCTTGCGCGGCTTTTACTTGCGGCGGAATCATCTCGCAGGTCGCAACGCTGCAATTGCATTCAACGTTTTGGCGCGGCCATGCCAAGAATCGACCGGCCATGCAACACTCACCAGCCCAGGGGATTGTATTAAGCCAGCTGGCCGCAGATCTCAAGGCTGCTTCCTGATTTGTTACTGCTGCCCAGGCATCTGCCGCTAAACCAAGCGCAAAGAATTGGTTCGCCTCCTCTTCGGACAGGTAGCTATCAGCTGCGGGATCGCTTAGATCAGTGTTAAGCATGATTCAATAATACAAACAAAAAGGGGGGGCGAACCCCCCCTCATTACCCAACGTGGGCCCTGAGCCCGGCTTAAGAATAAGGCGACTTACACTTGAGCTCAACGATTGGAATCAATTTACGATCCCAAACCAAGCCAAATTTGGTTGCATCAGCCAATTCAATGTTGCCAGGGTTATCTTCTGGCGCAATCCAGCTAGTTCCCATGATGTGGAACCCATAGCTATAGCGGAAGCTAACAACGTCTTGAAAGCTCAAGATGTTGTAGTCAGCTTTAGTTTCCAGCGCTTGCTGAACACCTTCTTGCACGACACCAGGGCCGAACAAATAGGAGGTGTAAACAGCTGCTGCACCAGTGCCCACTACTGGCAGTTGGGAATCCATGATTACCCGCATACCAGCGAAATAAGCAACCTTGGTATCAGTTACACCAATACCACCGCCGGACCAGTTCACTCCACCGCCTGGTGCCATTGCAGAGGTGCTGAATACCAGCATCCCTTGGCTTTCGAGGTAGAAATAAACATTTGGGTGCATTGCGAGAACGCTTAGGTCTTCGCCACGCTCACCCAGAACAGCTTTAGCGCGAATCACAGCAGATGCTGTGATGTATTCGGCTCCACCTGTACCAGCCGAAACGTCAACCTTATTACCGGCTAATGCGGTACCGAATACACCTTTCAAATGGCTTAATAAGGTCGCAGTGCGATTCTTATTAATGATCGAAGTCATATACGACAACGTTGCAGCCATAGGGTCAGCACCACTGGCTTGCTTACTTAGTTCATCGGCAGCGAATGAAAGGCCCCGGTGAATAAGTGTCGCGGTGCCAGCGTTAGCAGTGATTTTGCGAGGGGTTAAGTAACCAGCTCCTGAGTCGCCCCAAGTGCTGTTTGATTCCATCCTCTCTTCAAATGCAGCAGGGGGAATGAATCCTGGCACTACTGTCCGAACGCCGCCTGCAGAGGCGTCTAGAGCGGAGTTACGTGTGATCACACCGCTCTGAACGAATGCACTTCTTTCGTAAACCTCTTGAAGGAGGTATGCAGTAAAATTAGGAACTGTAATCAAGTCGGAGGCAAATGTGCCCCCGCTGTAATTCTGAAAAGTTGCTGCCATTGTTAATAATGAATGGGTGGACTTAGTTAATTAACCCATTGCCTCAGCTTTCAAAGCTGCGGCTAAATCTGGGTTATCCCTTTCAAGACGTAGTGCAGCTGTCAGGTTTTTGGTTGCACCCTTATAAGGATTCCCCATCCCTGGCGCAATCGAAATACTAGGGGCTGCATTCATACCTTTAGAGCTACTAGCACTAAAGTATTGAGCCCAGCCCGAGGTAGGTTGCTTGAGATTGAGCAGGTAATCATCCAGCGGTAATGCAGCGCCCCCGCTCATCACTACTGGCTTACCTTCAATCTCACGCAACTGCGCTTTTGATTCCAATAACGTCAAAAGATGGTCTGGATTCAATGCGTTAGCAGAAGCTATTAACGAAAGCGCTGTACGGCGCAATCGTTCCACGTTAAATTCAGAAACCTGCTGCTCTAATTGACCTTTGAGGGAGTTGTTTTC